CCAATTAAATGTTTCAATATAGTTTTCCATATTTTCGGTTATATTGAATCGAATAGAAAGATCTTCGAATCCCATTCTATCTCCGCTCATTGCAAGGTTAACACCTCTATATGGTACAGCTGTATCTCCAGTAGTAACACCAGGAAGATTAACAGCAGTACAGAAGTATTCCAAATTAGGAAATTCGGTTGTATCTATTTTAAAACCAAACCCGACAGGGCTTAGAAAGTTTTTATTTGTTGTTAAAGCCATACTATTATTTATATGAATTAAAAAGTTAGTATACAAAAAAAGAGGTGCCGAAGCACCCCTTTAATCGAATTAGAATTAACTAATGATTTACACCATTATGTCGTCAATTCTGAAGATTCTGAAGTATTGGTTAGATCTATCTGCACCGATAGTTCCGTCAATAGCTACGTAAGGGTTAGCAATCATGCCGTACCTTGTTTTGAATCCCATTCTTGGTTGGAAGTCATTCTCACCAACTGCTTTAACCATAGTTAAAGGAACGTATGGGCAGTAGAATATACCAGCGTCATACGGGTTTGAACCTCTGTAACCAACACATGCAAAGTCTCCAGTAGCATATGGATCGATGTAGACTTTCATTCTGCCATTAAGAACACCAGCAAATGTATTACCAGTATCATCAACGTTTAAGTTTGCACTTAATGCAGGAGTATAGTCTAACATTCCAGCAGCTGCTAGAGCTGAAGCTACGTCTGAAGAACAAAGTACAAAGTTACCTTTGCCACGTCTTGTTTCTTTAGCAATTACGTTTGCTTCTCTTTCTAGTTGCATGATAAGACCTTTGAATCTCTCAACCATCCATCTACCATCTGAGTCAGTGTTGACGTCAAAGATACCGGATACGGCTGTTGAAGATTGTAAAGCACCGATTTTAGCAGTTTTAAGAACTGATCTAACAACTTCTCTGTTGATTTCCGCTAGGATCTCAGCTGATAGGATGTTAGCTAATTCGCCTTCTGCATCTAAACCGTGGATAGCTTTAAGATCTTGTGCTAGTTCCATTGTGTACTCAGCTTTTAAAGCTCTTGACTTAGCAGTTACAGTAGCTTTCTCGATTGTGAAAGCCATTTCACCGAAAGCGCCGTCGCCTGACTCACCAACACCTAATCTTTCCGCAGCGGCTGTGGTTAAACCAGAACCAAATGTGGAAACAGTGTCAGCTGTATCAACGATTGTGCCATCAGTATCTGCGTCTGTTACGCCAACTAATCCAGTTGGATCAGCCTGATGAGTACCAGTACCTGAGAAGTCAGTATCAGCTTCATTAAAGAATGCTTCTGTACCGCCTTGAGTACTGTATTTAGATTTCATTGCAAAGATAAGTCCAGTTGGACCAGTCATTGGCTGAACGCCAGCGATATCATAAGCAATAAGGTTAGGCATAGCTCTACGAACTAAAGAGATAAGAACTGGGTCGAAAGTACCAATATTATTAGGAGCTGAACCAGAGCCAATGTTGTTAGCTGCTGCTGCTTCTGAAATAAAGTTACCTTGGGCCTGTGCTTGCTCTTCACGTAGTGCAATTTCTTGGTTTTCAAGAAGCCTTGCTGTGACAGCTTTTTTATATCTGTCTTGGATTTCAGGAGCGCCTTCGTGGTTTAGAACCGGACTCCATTTTTCCATTAATTGTGAATCTGCGTTAAACATTTTTGTTTTCCCCTTAAGATTATTTATTAAATTTAGTTATAGCCTGAGTGTATCTAGACATAGCTTCTGAGACTTCAACAACTTCCGCTGTATCTTCTCCTGCCATGCTATTTACTTCATCAACTGATTCAGTAACTTCGCCTTTGAAATATGAATCTTTGATAGTAGATACCTTCTGTTCGAAAGTTTCTTTGTTATCAAATTCAACATCTTCCACTAACTTAGCTAATTTCTCAGCATCTGTTTCTGCAAGCCCTGAAGATGCTTCTCTTACTACGTCAGCTTTAACGTGAACGTTATTAGCTTCGTGTAGCTTGATGTTATCTTCTGTGGTTTTGTTTAGAGATTCTTCTAGTTCAGCTACTTGGTCAGATAATTCATCTAACAAGTTTTCTTTACCTTCTGGGATCTCAATGTAATGTTCCTTGAACACTGACTGTAAAGAAGCCATAAAGTCTTCAGCAATTTCAGTTCTAAGTCCTGTGCTTACTGCAACTTCATTTTCTTTCATCCAATTTTCAACAACGTAGTTCAAGTATGAATCTACTTTCTCTACTAATGAATTTTGAATTTCAGAAACCTCTTCTTCTAGGTTTTGCACGTATTCTGCTTCTAAACGCTCTACTGATTCGGCTAATTTACTTGTTAGTACTGCCTCTACAATAGTGCTTGCTTTTTCACGGAATCCATCTGAAAGCGTAGCTTCCTCTTTGATGATCGTGTCTAGATCTTCGTCAAAATCAATAGCTTCTACTTTCGCTTTAGCTTTTAATTCATTCTTTTTAGAAGGTGCTGCTGCAATAGCTTTCGCTACTGAACCATCATCTTCTGATTCGTCTAGATCTTTGTCATCAGAGATCGCTGCCATTTTCGCAAATAGTTTTTGTGCGTCTTCTTTTTTGACACCTTTAAGCATATCAACAGCTGCTTGAATAACACCAGCTTTAGTTTTAGGAGTTGCTATAGCCTTAGGAGCATCTTCTTCAAGATCATCCTCTTTTTTAGCTTTAGCTTCTTCTAATTCTTCAGAAGTTTCTTCTGAAACCTCTTCTTGTGCTTCTTCAACAACTTCCTCTTCAGCTTGAACGTCTTCGATTACTTGTGTTTCATCTAGTTGCTCTTCGCTTTCAATAGAAGCTTGCTCGTCAATTGATACGTCTTCGGCGTTTTTTACGTCTTCTGACATGTCGTTATCCTCCTCGGATTATTTATTTACAAGTTTCGAGAGGAAATTCTTAAAGGCTCTGATCTCAACTTCCGAAGAAGAAATAGACCTGGCTGTTTTTATTTCAGTCTCAATTAATTCAATGTCCTGTGCTACTAATATGCCGTTATCCCATATCCAGTCTTTACCTTCCATAATCCCGTTGACAAATGCCTCCGGGGCTGATGGATCTTGGACTATATCTACTGTTGATAACATAAAGTCACCATTCACGTAACTAGCGCCATTCTTTTGCACAAGGCTTCCCATACCACGACTTGATACACCAAGCTTAACTCCACCTTCAAGTAGACCTTCAACGATCTGCCCCATAGGTGTTTTTAAAATTGATGCCTTTCCTACCACATTATTACCTTCCCATTTAAGTTCAGTAATTTTGTGAGAAACTTTATCTAGGTTGATAGTAGGACCTTCTGGGTGATTTAACTCACCAACTGCCCTACCAGTTGTCACCTGCTCTTTAACATATTTGTTAACAGCTGACTCTAGAATCTTTTTTTCATATACACGACCGTTTCTATTCTTTTTCTCGGCCTGCATAAACACGCCTTCAATGACGTGTGACTTATTACCTTTTTTATCTTCGGTAATGTAATTTTTAATATTACTATCGTTATACTCTGAAATTAACTTCATGAGTTATTCTCCGTAATTATTCTTGTTCTGCATCTGGGCTAACGTTACGGTCAACCATGCTAGAAGCAAGTTCTATCTTTTTAGCGTCAAGAGCATCTTTTAGCTTTTGACCCATAACAGTATCAAATGCTTTATTAGCATTTACATTGTCGCCTGCTTCCACTTTCTTTATAATATCTGCGATTTCCATTATTTATCCTGTGTTATATATTTATACGTTTAAAAGTTTTAAAGCGATTAGTTAAACCTTGGATCATCTGGATCCGGCATATCTAAATCACCTCTTCCTTCTTCATCATCGATTTGTTTCTGCATAGTTTCAATATCATCATCGTTAAAGCGTAGAATATTCTTCTGAACCCACTCTTTTGATATGAAAGTACCCATAAATTCATCTAATGAACTTAACATCTCGAATCTTTCTCTATACACTTCAGCTTCTTTTAATTCACTGAAGTAGTTATCTTCTATATAATCGAACGAAATAGATTCTTTCCATTCTGCCCAATCTTCTTTAGTAACAATATTCTTTAACAGTAATTGTGTTTTTAATAACTGTATAAAGAGATCCGAAAATCTTTTTCTTAATCTATCGATAAACTTTTTAAACTTAACCTCATCTCTGGTAATCTCTGAAGATCGACCTAATGAGAACTGAGCTTCTTGTTCTAATCGATTCATAGGTACGTTAAGAGCTTTATATAATTTCTTTTGGAAATATATAATATCATCTATTTGACCTAAATTCTCGCCGCCTGGTAGCGTGGTGATCTCGGTCCCCCTCCCGCCTTCCCTACGCGGCAGGAAGAAGTCCTCGAGCATACTCATATGCTTTTTGTCGTCTTTGATATCACCAGTCTTTGCATCATATACCAATTTGTTTCTATATTGATTCATAATACCTCTTAGGTATTCTTCTGCCTTACCTTTTGGTAAGTTACCAACATCAATATAAAATATCCTACGTTCTGGGGCACGTGATATTCTG